TAAGATGGAAATTCTGTTTCAATTTTAATTTCAGATGGAAGATCTCTATGAGTTCTCCAATTAATAATAAGATCTTTTTGATTTGTTATATTTTTCATATTACATTAATTCCAGAAGCTAGTACTTTATCAACAGACGCTTGTCCAGTTAATCTAATCCAACCTGTAGCTGGTGGGATTGATCTTTCATTTAAGCTATTCATAGAAAATGCTCTAAAGAAAAATGTTCCAGTTGTAAGTGGCGTGAAAAATGGAGGAAATATACTATTTACATAATCAAATCCTGTTCGTAAGTTGGTGGATAGTACATCTAAAAGATATTGTTCGTCTGTTGAGGATGTTGGGAAATTATTTCCAGTTATTTCATATACTCTATATTGAGTAACATCTGTAGAATTATTTGGAGGTCTAATATTGTAAACAACACTATTAATTCCACCTTGATAACTTGTATATGGAACATTAAATGCATTTGTATAATTATTATTAGAATCTCTGAATAAAATACTAAGTTGTAAATTTGGTGTTTGTGGTAAAGCTGGTCTTATTGGAACATTAATTAATGTAGCAGAAGCATCAATATCAGCATATTTTTCTGAAACATATTGTAATGCATTTACTATAAATCCAGCCTTATCTTGTCCTTCTTCTGCAACCGATATAACTCTATATGATTTTGGTTCATTTAAGTATCCTTCTAAATAATATCCTGGATATAATACATTTCCAGGATTATTAATTTCAGATTGATTATATAATCCACTAAATCCAGTAGGATTTATATCCATAATCCATACTGTATTATTTGGTAAATTATAGTTGACATTATTTAATCCAGAAGGTAAATTTATTTTAATATAATTTGAGAAATTACCACTTCCACTTGTTGTATATAGCTGTGGATTATTAATTGATATAGATTGTAATTGACTTCTTCTAAAAAAGCTACTATTTAATCCAGTTACTCCACTTGTTGTTACTCCAAATCCAGTAGCATATAAATCACCAAGATATGTTCCAAGACTAAGATTATATGTTGGAGTTAAGAAATTCAAATTAAATTGATTATTAACTCCAGTTATTGAATTTAAATTTTCTGGAGTATATAGAATATCAAGTGTTGCACTTCCAGTAGTAAGTTCTAATGTTCTTCCTGCATAATTATTTATTTTTCTATTTTGATCATAGACTTGAATAACATCTCCTGGACTTAAGAAATTACCTTCTAGGCCAGCTTTGAAAGTTACTGTTTCAGTTTCTTGATTTTCTGTCATTATAAACCATTTTCCTAATCTTCTAGCTTGATTTCTTGAAGTACAACCAAATGCACTTACAGCTATTTCTCTAACTCCATATCGAATTAAACCTTCTTTATCTTCTACATATTCAATTGCTGGTTTATAATTATCATTTTCATCATTATATCTAACAGTTGCAACAGTTCTTCTTACTTTTTTAGAACTATCTGAATATGTAAAATCTCCATCAACAACATTACTATTATTAAATAAGTAAATTGGATCTTTTGGTTTATCTTGATTAATAAAAATTTGTCCAGCAGAATAATAAATGATGCCTCTAAATATTGAAGCCATGTCATTTAGGACTTTATAAGCTTCATCTTTTGATGCGATCATTACATTGCAAGTAAATCTTGGTTCTAATCCACCATTACCATCTGAAACTAATGTATCGCAGTATTGAGAAATCTCATATAGAGTCCATTTATCAACTAAAAATGTATTTATATATTTTCCTAATCCAAATCTATTGTTTGTTAGTAGATCATAGAAACACCAAGCTGGATTATCTGACCATGCTACTTTAAATTGACCATTCCAAGCGCCACTATAAGTTCTTGAAATTGGATCATAGTTAGAGGGTACTTTAATTTTTAAAAGTTGCATTTTATATGTTCTAGTTGGAATAGAACTAAAATATCTAGCATCAAATTGAGTATAAACGAGGGCCGAGTCTGGATATACAAATCTATCAGAATATACTTCAGTTATTGAATTTACGAAGGTTTTATTTTGTAATGTTGCTCCAATTGGTTCTGCTGAAGTTTTTAAGATATCTATTACCCAACCAATTTGATCTTGAAATAATGGAAAATTAGGTTTATTTTCTGCATATGGTCTTAACATGATTTCATATGTAAATATAGATGGTGCTGTTATTTTACCTTTTACTTGCATTTCATCTCTTGAATAATATTCACTTATATATGGACTATATCTAGAAGTATCTAATCTAACAACTGATCCATCTTTAAATAATCTATATATTACAAATCTAATATTTGATGTTTGTTTTAATACATCTCCAACATTTGCAGCATTTCCACTTATAACAGACTCAAATAATCCATCAACTTGAATATTGACTTTTAAAGAAGATAGATCAGTATTATATACATAATATGTTTTTGGATAAGTTATAAATTCTGTTGAAGTTTTTTGAAATCCTCCAAAAAGTCTATCACCATATGTATTTGTAACAGATGTTTCTAATGGAATATCATTTTGATCAACTTGTCTTCCAAAGTAATCATATCTACTCTCATAAAGATTAAGATATGGATTATATATAGTATGATCATTTGTTTTATTTCCAAATGTATACTTGTAATTTACATATTGAAAATTAAAAAATCCTTGTAAATCAGAAATTGGAGTATCATTCCAAAAAATAGATCTAGCTTCAGCTGTGGCTCTAGATGAATCAAATGGTTGAAATGTTACGCTTGTATAACCTATATCTCCAGTTGTTCTTCCAGATAAATTTGGAACATATATACCAGTTACAAATCCTTGAATTGGACCTTCACAAACTAAATCTAAAATACCAATAGTATTTACTGTATTAAAAGCTCTATCATTATTTGTGGTTGCATTGTTATTTACTCCAAAGATTCCTCTTAAATTTGGAGTTCCTACTGGTGGTCTTTGACCTATTCCATTGAAATCAATTACTAGTGGACCAAATCTATCTCCAGTTAATGTTAATATTGGATTATAATAAGAAGCAAATCCACTTGGTCCATATCCATAAGCATAATCAACTGCATTTAAAATTGGTTGTAATACTGGATTTTCTGCAGAAGAACCACTAAAACCAATTAAATAAAGACTTGAGCTTAAGTCTTGAGCTGTGCTTTCTGGAAAATTAAAACCACAATAATTTACTCCTATATTTCCTGGAAAAGAAATATACTCAAATCCTTCAGTAAATCTATTTGGTTGACCAGGCATAAATTAATTATTAGGCTCCAAGAAAACTGGAACTTGAGAAATCAAGTTGCCTTGACTATTGAAAACGTAACTAGTAGTGCCAGTTAAAACATTTTGTAGTGTTAATGGATCAGTACTTCTTAAGTATCCTCTATAAACTATATCATAGTTTCCGAAAACATTATTACCACCAACTATTAATGTTCCATATCCAACTGGTACTGGTCCACCTTCTCCAACTGTATTAACTGGTCCGTTAAATAAATATGAAGTTGGTCCACCAATATCTCCTTCGATTGGATCAGTTTGTTGAGCAACAAAGGGCACAGATGGTGGTGGTTTAGAAAGTAATGAAGCTACACCCGCAGCAATCAATCCAAGTCCTCCTACAATTAAAGCTGCTCCTAATATTGGACCAAGTCCAGGTATAGCAAAAGAAAAAACACCAACAACAATTGCAACTGCTCCAACAGCAAATTGTATGATAGTTCTTCCAACATCACCAGCGCCAATAATGACTGGAACAACATCTATGCTTTCTAATTTTTCTTTCTGAAATTCAATAAAAATTTCTGATTCTAAAATTGTTTCTGGTTTTTCAATAGTTGGTTTTTCTCTATAAGAAATAGGATTTTTATTTACATATATAATATATTCAAATTCTTCACTATTATCAAGAAGCCATTTTTTAATTTTTCTACTGTTCGCTTCTATAGCTCTAAATGCTTCTGCTACACTTGAGATTTCGAATTCCCAAGATTCTCCTATCGCTTGACCTAAAGCGCCATGTAAATTAACCTTAGTCATTTTCCTTGCTCCTAAAGGCATAGGATGTACGCCTCTTATAAAAGTTACAATAATTATCAATTTTTGAGAAACCAAATAAAGGTTGATGTAAAATTTTATTATCCCCTAGATATATAGCAAAATGTTTAGCTTTATTAAAAGAAAAAGTATCCATTAGAAGAATATCATGAGGTTTGATTTCAGTTATAGAAACTTGCTTGAGACCATTACTTTCGTAGAATTTTAACATTTCACTTTCTATATTCATATTTTCAAGAGATTGAGAGTAAAAACTTTTATCATATTTAAATTCTATTTTCTTTTCTTTTTTATAGAAATCTTCTATTAAACTAAAGCAGTCATATTTACCTAATTGAAAGTATCTTCCGATATATGTGTTATTTTTTTTATTAAATGGTTCGTATACTTTAAATGCATCATCTTTAATAAAGTACAGAATTAGATCGCAGCTCATTGCTTCTGCGCAGATTTTATCTTGTTCACTAAATTCTTCAAAATCATTAGTATGACTATGATATATGGCAATTATGTTGTATCTTGATTTTATATTTAAAAAATCTATTCCAGAGATTTCAAAATTTATTTGTTTATTTTTTGCTATATTAGTAGTAGGTATACATTTAAATTCATTATTTTCTTCTACAATAAAACCACAAGTTTCATTTGGTGAATCTTCCAAACTCTTTTTCTTAATAAATTTTTTAATTTTATTATCTATCATATTAGACATTTGGTTGATTAGTTCCAGGAAATCCACCGAAAGGAAGAAATCCATTTAAATAGTTTCCATTTGCATCTTTTGGAATTCCATGAGATTGTGAGTCATATGGATTTTCTGCTCCTGGCCTTCTTGGAAAACCTGCTCCAGTGTAATAATTTCCAGAAAATTCTGCACTAAATTGATAAGGTTGAGTTCCATATATATTATCTCCAGCAGTTAATATAAATTTAAAAGTATTTAAATCCCATCCACCTCTATTTGTAGGCCAAAGAACTGGTCTAAATGCTGGATTTTTTAACCATCTAAGTCTACAAGATGAAAGATTTTTTGCGCAACTATCTGCTGCCCAAAAATTATTATTAGGAGGAGAAATAAATGGGTTAGACAAATGATTATTCGTGCAAACAAAATAATACTTCAAACCATTTTTTTCAAAGAAAATAAAATCTCCAGATTGATAATTTCCATTCAATTGCCAAGATCCAGAGTTTCCTAATATTCCAGTTAATCTATTAATTGCTGTGTTGCCAGCTGTACCAGCAACTCCAGTAGCAAATATTCCTCCAACAAATAATTGATCATTTTCTGTTGCAACTGGAGGAGCAGTTTGTAAAAGACTAACATTAATTTCTGGATTTAAAGTATAAGCATATACTCCACTATGTAAATATGTTTTTCTTGAATTATATTCATAGCAACATCCTTCTCCTCTATATTGCCATGGACATTTTAAAGAAAAAATAGTTCTTCCTGGCAAATCTAAATTTTCCACATCTAAAATAGATGCTAATGTATATTGAACTATACTTTTGTTTTCTAAATTTTTTCTATCAACATAGTAGATGTCTCTTGGTAACTCTATTTCATAAATTCCAGTTTGAGTTGTAAATGGATTATATCCTTCAACGAAATTTGCGCCATCTAAATATTTTAGAAAAGTTTTAATTCTTGTGAATTTTGCTCCTACGATATCTCCAAGTGATTGCATTTGCATTCTTATATATCTATAGAATGAATTAGTAGATTGATCTGGTGAATAGTTATTAACTGTTATCTTTGGTGTGGGTAATGCTCCTGCATTAGTATATTCAAATCCCTCTGTTTGAATTGGAAATGGAAAATAATAGTTATTGCGCCATTTTAATAATCCATCAGGATTATTTACTACATTAAATAAATTAAAATCATTATATATTCTTAATATTCCATTATTCATTGGCTGATTATTACCGAAATTATAATTAGCAGCTTGAGGAGTAATTTCAGTTAAATCAAGTTCAAAAAGATCTATTCTTGTGGATGCTTCTAGTGAGCTTAATTCTGTGTTAAGATCCCTATATCCGCTTAAAATTTGATTATATACTTCAATTGATGTAGGCATATATAATATTAAACTGGAACTTCACGGAATATTGTTTTTATTGAATAGTTGTTATATGAATTATAGTTCTGAGTCCAATTTTCACAAATAAATCTTGTATCAATTTGACTAACGCTTTTGCTATAAGTAGTTGGAACATTATATATAAAAGATTGATATCCTTTTCTTTGAGCCAAGAAATGTAATATGGATACTGTTTCAATTTCAGTTTTATTTTCAAATTGTAATTCCATATTTAATAAATTAGAATTAATTCCATCTGGTATTCTTTGTTGATATCCATTACCAAATTGAACTTTTACGACTCTTGGTTCAGAGTTAACTATACTGTTATATGAAGGTTTCCAAAAGAAATTAGGTAATACTAAAGCATTAATTGCTATATATCCATCCCAAGCAGTTTGTAAAGTGGTTGATGGAGTATTTCCTACATTACCATCTCTTAATGAGTAGTAATATTTACTATTATAGGATACAATTGCATACTTATTGTATGTTGTCCCTATTAACCAATTTGGTACTGTATCATTTATACTTGCCATAAACCTTTTACCTTCTTAATATTTACACTTAAAAAGGGTGTAATTATAGTTAATGTTTAAAGTTTCAAGCATAGATAACCAAGCTATTTATATCAATGATAAGTTCTTATCTGGAGTACAAAGCTTGAGTTTAAGCTATGAAACTAATATAGAACCTCAAATCAATATCTCTGATACTGGCTTAAATTATAATATAACACAACCAATTGTAGCGGAAATGTCATTAGATTATTATCTATCAGATAATGATATTTTTATTAATTATACTGGAAATTCATTTTTTAGTGGAAGAATTGAATACGCTGATAAATATATAACCTTCACAAGTGGATTTTTATCAAATTATTCATTAGATTATAATATTGATCAACCAGTTCTTGCTAGTGTTAATGCTACTTTATATGGCTATAATTCAAATGCAACTGGTTATAAAGTCAATAGAACTCAAAATATAAATTTTGCGCCAACAAATTACTATGCTGATATAAATTATAATCTAGTAGACTCAAATAGATTAGAAAAATTTTCAATAAACATAACTACTGATAGACTACCAAACTATGAGATTGGTAAATTTTTACCAGAATATGTATCAGTCCAATATCCAATTAAAATTGACTCTTCTTTTATATTTTCAATAAGTGATTATATGCCATATAATCCAACTAATTTATTTCAAAATTTAATAACTGAAAATGCAGTAATAAATTTTAAAAATTATTATACCTCTCAAAATATCTTATCATTTAATTTAGCCAACCTAATAAAAAATAATGAAAATTTAAATTTTGATGTTAATTCTGATGGTAAATTAAAAATTAATTTATCAACTTATATATTAAGTGGAGCATAAATATGGGAGATATTAAAGGCATAAAAGATGGAACAAGAGGATGTAGTTTTAATAATAGATTTACATTACAATATATAGAGGCTGTAAATTCAGCTTATAATCCAGATCTTGGATGCGTAAATGGAACTAACAGTTCAGATGGTAAAATTCGTAAAAGTAAAACTATTATTTCAAACGTTAATAATACATCAAATGGTTCAACTGGACCAGTTGGCAATATATGTAATGGATTTTTTTATAATTGTTGTTTTGGAAGTAATTCTTATTCTCATAGTAGCTCATGGAACGAAAATATTGCATTTGTTACAACTCCAGAAGGGAATTTTGTGGTTGGAAATGAATGGGATGGAAAATCCACTATAAAATATAATAACCCTGTTACTTGTTGTGGCGCAGATTGTGCAACAGATTGTGAGAGTGGAGGTTATTTTGACACCAGCATAGCAAAATGGACAAGAGTATTAAATGCAGATGGTACTTTCACTGAAAAACAAGAAGGTTTTATTAATCAAATTGTAACAGCTATAACTTCAGAATATTGTAGTAATGGATCAAATAATACAAATGATAGTGGACCAGAAGGAACATGCTGTTGTCCACAAGATAATAGTTGCACTCTTGGTATAAAAAAGAAAGATTGTATATGCGCAGGAGGCAGTCTTAGTCCATGTGGATCTTATAGTAATGCATCTAATAATAATGGAAGCGCATCAGAGGATGATGCAAATTTTATTTTAGGTCCACTCAGGGGAAGTACTTCTGTTAAATTAGATTATTTGTTAAGTTCAGATAGTTGGCAATATTATGATGAATTAGAAGAGCCTCCATATATATATGTTATGCAAGAGGTCGGTCCTAGTTCTTTAACTTCTCAAAGAGTTAAATTTAGATTTATAAAAGATGATAGAGAAGACAATTCTGATCTAGATAGATATAAAATAACTACTCAAGAAAATTATTATATTCAATTCTATTTGACAGAATTAGATGAAAATGGAGATCCAGTGCAAGTTGGTGATGTAATACGAATTCTTATAGGATCAACTAGTTCTACTTTTGCTGGAAATCAGTTATATGGACAAGAATTTGATTTTACAAATCGAGACTTTCAACAAGAAAATTTAATAGATCAACCAGTTTATGGTTGTATTAATATTGCTTCGATTTCAAAATTATAAAATGACTTTTGAAGAATTTATAAGAAAATATATAAAAGATCACAGATTTTACGATTATTTAAATGCGTTATTTCCAAATTTACAACCTAAATTGTTAAGTTTTAAAATTAATCCAAAATGTCCTTGTGTTAAGAATATTGTATTATTCCTTAAAAAGAAATATCAAGAAAATAACTCTTTATTTAATCCAATAATCAATAATCATAAAGATATATTAGAAGATTTTAATAAATTAGATTAATATATAATATATGAATTTTAATGATCTCATTAATTCTAACGCATTTTTCACTACTTTGATTAAAGATGATGCCTTTTTTGATGCTATAAAGGTTAAATTTCCAGACATTTTAGCTGATTTAACTAGTTCAAGAAATAATCCAAATTGCTCATGCAAGAATAGGGTCAAGGCTTATTTAAATAGTAAACTAGAGTCTGAAAATGAATTTTTTAGTAATCTTGTTAATAATGAACCTATTAAATCTTTAATAGAAACCAACAAACAAGAGATAGTTAATTCTCAAATTATTAACCCTATGGAACAACATATGAAAATGATGAGAGAAAATATGTTTAAAAATAGTGGTGGAAGAATATTTGAAATTGGTAAGACTGAAGAAGATTGGAAAAATCTTTGTAAAGCACTAGAAGATCAAAAGTTTTTATTTAAATCTTTCTCAGTTGTAGAAAAAGAAGATAAATTAATAGTTTATTTTATTTAAATGTTTTTTGAATTTTTTATTTATATAATACTGTCTTTAGCATTATCTTATGCTTGGTCTGATACTGAGGCTTCTAGACCATTCAGAAATTTTATAGCAAAAATTCCTTATATTAATAAGCCACTATTATGTCATGAATGTAGTAGTTTTTGGATCTCTTTAGGGCTTAGTCTTTTTATTAATCCTATATCCACATTAACTTATCCAATATTAAGTAATATTTTCAGTGCTTTTTGTGGGTTTTTGGTAAATATGTTTTTTGTAAGAAACGAAGTTATCAAGCAAAACTTACATTAAGCCTTTTTAATTCTTTCTATTAGTTCAAATATTTTTACTTTAGGAATATCATTTACAGATTTAAATGCTTCTGCTCCATCTACCTTTTCCTTGGTAAGCCTCTTCTTTAGTGTCTCAAATGAAATTCCTTTATCATTCATAACTTTTTCTAAGAGAACATATGGAGATGTTGGGTTATCATTTTGAATATTTGATATCTCATCATTAACTTTTGCATCTCCAAGTTCTTCTTGTGATACAATGTTAATCTTTAAGAAATTTCTTACGCATCTTACAAAGGCTCGATTTTCTGCAATTGCAGCTAAAAAGAATTTAGCAAAACTTTTTGTATTTTGTAATGAAGCATCAGCAAGAGCTTCGAATACAACAACTTGACCTTGAGTTTCATAATTTGGAGTCCAAACTATTCTACAACTTGTAGCAAAATAAGAATCTGTTGCAGCTACTACTTTATAACTAACATCAACATATCCTCTAATCTGCGCTAGTTCCTTAATTCCGCCTAATAGAATCAAGAGATCCTTATCTTCTAGTTTAGTTACATCAGTTTCTTGAGTCTTTTGTCTATTCGGTACAAGGTATTGAGTCTTTACCATCGCGCGCCAATTAATTGAACCATCTTCATTAAATGTATATTTAATACTTTCGTCTTCAATCAATCCATATTTATTACGAGTAATAGCTTTTGGTGGTTTATTCATAGGTTCTGGAGTTAATACTTCCTGAGAAAAGGTTATATTTGGAGGAATTATAGTTGTTTGAGTAATATTTTCTTGATTCATTTTATGATCTTAATGTATTTTTATAAGTTTGTCAAGACGTTAATCTTGAAAAAGATATAAATGTTGAAAATCAGTATAAATATCTTCGTTATGAATGAAGTCAAAAGACTCATCCAAATCATTAACGAATGGAATATTATTTTTAAAGTGATAAACTGTAGGAAATACTTTTCCATTACTTAAAATAAATTTATTTGATTTAAATCTTAATTTCTTATCTTTAAATGGTTCGCTCTTATCTTTTAAGATGTTTAAATCCTTATTAAAGATATTACAGTATTCCATGGTTTCATACTTGTATTTCTCGGCATCTTCCTCGCTGAATTGAGCGATTAATAGAAATTCTATGCCATTTTTCTTTAAGTCTTTAATGAACTCAAGATCTAGTTGTTCATTTTTTTCAAAATTATAAACTACTTTAACTATATTTTGCTTTAAAGTTAAAATTCTATTAATATCAAAAGCTTTGTTGGTGACAATAATAGATTTATATTTACTTAAGATATAAGATAGTATATTCTCATCAAATTTGAGATCCATTCTAACATTTGCCATTTGTGCCCCAAACTTTTCTAAATCTGGATAATGATCTGGTACTACTTCTATAGCTTTTCCCATAGAATAGTTTTCTCCAAAATATTCACTTTTTCTTTTAATCGAGTGCTTTATATTCAAAAGATTCAAAATAGATGTTGCAATTTCTTCTGGATTTATAAGATTAATGGTCTTAGGAATCTCTTGAGCAGCGTAAGATGGCTTTTTATTATTTCTATGACTTTCAATTAAAATTTGATTATCCTTGTTGCCCCAATATGGTTTTGATTGTTCTTTGTACATATTACAATATAATCCAACCATTTTAATATCATACATACTAGCTAAATGTATAGGCAAACTATCTACGCCAAAATGAAGCATTGAACTTTTAATTAAATAAGCTAATTGGTTAAAATTTGTTTGACCATTTGTTCTTGCACACTTAGAGAAAAATGGTTCATTCTGTGCGCCAACTTGAACTATTTCTATGTTATTTTTTCTTAAATATGGATGAATTAAATCTATAACTTCTTGAGTATAATCATAAAGTCTAGATGGAAATTTACCAGCAGCATGAAAAGTAACATATTTTTCATATATCATAGGAAAAAATGCATCTAGAATATACGGCTTATCAATTTTAAGCCCACAATTTAATGAATATTGCTCAAGTATATGCATATATAACTCTATTGATTTTTTATTTCAAATTCTATTTTATCTTTTCCATTATGGAGATAGTTTAATAGTCTTTGAGTTCCAACATGAGGAAGGAATGCGATTTCGAAATAACCTTGATGATCTCCATGACCTTCTAACCATAATAGATTATCCATTTGTGGATTATAGTCTAAAACTTTATAAACATATTCATTACCATCTAGAATTGATTTGTATTCTGGTTTGGTGGCAATATACAAATTATAATCTGGATAAACTTTTTTAAATGAAGGAAAAAGGCTAGAAAGCATCAATACATCTCCAGCACTCTCTGGCATTACCATCAACACTCTTTTACCTTTATCATCTTTACCAAGAATAGCTTCAAATGCATCTCCTTGAGTACTTTGTATTTTTTGTAAATCATTTTGAGCTACTTGTCTGAAATAATTTTCAATGTCAATTCTTTTAGCACCTTGACTAATTTGTTGCATCCAATGCTTAAATCCATCATCATTTTTATCTATATTTTTTAAATTTAAAATATTATGATACAAGAACAAAATCCATTGTTCATTATCATTTATTTCTGGAACTAAAGCGTTTGGATTAGGAGATTCTTTTGAAAAAGATGATGAATGATCTACTTTGCCACAAGAGTCTATGAATTCTTCTATAGTTTTTCCTACTGCATTTACTGAGAAATTCTTAATAGTCCAATCTCTAGCTTTTTTACCCATGCGAGACCTTTCTTCTTTAGACATATTAAATACTTTATTAATTTGAATTGTAATTGATTTGGGGTCAGTGCTGGCCTTCTTGAATTCTGTTCCATGCTCTCTATACTCAAACCAATCTAATGGTAATGATTCTGCTTCTGGATAACACATCTCTTCTCCACAAGAATAATTCGTAACTAAAGTAATTAGTTCTGTAAGTTTTGCTTCTTGAATTGGAATTTCTTGTCCGCCGCTAGTAAATGGATGACAATAAACATCCATTAAATTATAAACTTCATTAAGTTGTTCTTCGCTAACTCCCAATCCAACATTAGTTGTTATTTGAGATTTTTCTGCTTTACAGAATTTACAATTTAAATCTTGACCACTAAATGGTTTAATTTCATAATTTCCACAGTTTTTACAAACATATGTAGTTAATATCTCTTGATTATTTATGCCGTATTCTTCTGCTAGTTTATGAATATTCCATCCTTCACCCCAATGAGTATGAAGTAATAGATAGGTATTTTTAATATTTGGATTTTCTTTTTTCCAATTAGCATATCCTTCTAGTAAGTTTGGAACGCTTTTCCTAAGTTGATTTCTAAAAACGAAGCCAACAATAAAAGCATCTTCTGGAATATTATTTTCTTTTCTTAAATTCAATCTCTTTTCATCTGAAAGCTTATAGAACTTATCTTCCTCTAGACTTCCATGCACAGTCTTTACATGACTAAAGCCCATTCTATGAAGTTCTTTTGTAGCAAAGTCACTCCAAATCCAATAATTTTTAATTTTTGGAGCTTTTTCAATAGCTGATGGAAGAATCGGTAAAGAGTCTAGGGTAGTCCAAATTACAGAGTTAATTTTATTAAACCAAGGTTTATCAATAGCAAAATCAACTCCCCATATATCTTGAGTAGCAATATAAACATCTGGCTTTTCTTGCTCAATGATTTTATCTAAGTTGTATTGTCCATAACTAGCCATTCGAGCTAAATTTGGATCTCTATTAATTTGTTCTAATTCTTGTTGATTATCTGGAAGAGAACCAACTGATTTCCAAGGTGTTCTTTTTAATTCTGGATGCGACCAATTAATTCCACAACAATAATGAACGATATCATATTTATTTGTTTTATATAAATATCTTAGTATGCTTTTGGCGTTTCTACCAAAACCAGTCTTAGCCAAAGAAAAGTCTGTTTGTAATAGGACTTTCTTTTTTTGCATTACCAAAGATCTCCCTCAGAATCATCTGTAGCTTGTTCTTTAGATTCCTTTGGAGAATTCTTTAGTTTTTTAATTGTTTCAATTCTTTGAGCCTCGAATACAGAATTAAGAGCATATACCAAAAACTCTCTAAATAGTCTAGCTTCGTTAAAGTAAAATCCAATAAGATATGATTGTTTATTTTCGCTATTTTGTTTATCCTCTTTATTTACAGCGTAAGAAAACCCTACTTGCTTATCATCTCTCATATATGGAGAAAGCTTAATTCTTGTAATTTGTTTTTCAGAAGTATGATATGCTGAAAACTCTACATTTCTTTCTAGGGCATCGAGAAGTCCAGCTGCTTCTGTAAGTGAAAATTTGACCTTAACGCTTTTATTTGGATTATTTTGATTTTCTGAGAAAGACCCAATCTTTTTAGCATCATTCCAAGAGCTTTGTTTGATTAATGATCCCCATACTGAATTATCTTTTGAATTTACGCTGAAACTACAAGCTGTGCCTGTATTCTTACTATTTGGTTTATAAAATGATATCATATAAAGGATGATATATTAAATATATGTGATTGTCAACTATTTTTTGCTATATTTTTGATCTCACTTAATTTCATATATATCTGATGATCTTGTATAGCTGCAATATCAACAAACACGCAGTCATCTTTTTTAATACCTTTAAAAATAACCACATTATCCTCATCAAAGTTTTTATTATTATTTAATAATTTATTATTATCAATTTTTTCATTGAACATTAATACTGTTAAATTAGAAGTTTCATCAGAAACCTTCATTCTTACATATTTAGTTTTCTTTTCATTTTTAGAAACTCCAGAATAGACTTCTTTAACTTCCGCTACGAAAGCTACTTTAGTATTTATTGGCATTTCAAATATATCACTTAATGTTAATAAATTCTCTCTTTTCTCTGCGAAGATATCCTTTAATGATTTTTCATAAGTATATCCTAATAATCTTTTTTCATAATACCAATTAGCGAAACTTTCACTTTTGCTATTTTGGTTATATATTTTTAAATATGGCTCATATCTATTCTTAATTGTTTCTAGCCTTGTTGATTTAATAATCACTTTGCCTTTTTCATCTGTAAAAGTATTTAAATGTTTAATAATTTTAATAAGGTCATAATCAAATTTATCTGCAAATGAAATGGCGTACTTCTTTTCTTTAGTTGTTAGAATATTCCACAATTGAGCTTCTAATACTATTTTACTTCTACTTTGCTTAAATCCAGTAAGAGCACCAGCTTGAATCAATGAACATAAAACACCAATGTTTAAATCAGCTTCTTCTGCAGCTTGGAATATTTCAAACTTATTAGAGTATTTATTACGAAAACTATTTAGTTTTTCGATTGATTTATCTGAAATACCTTTTACTGATAATAATCCAAATCTAATATCGTTGCCCTCTGTAGAGAAATCCATATGAGATTTAATAATATGTGGTTTTAATAATTTAATATCAAATGATGCCATCTCTTGTTGAATTTTAGAAATTTCATTAATTGGATTTGGCTCATGCCTTGTCATCTTTAATAAAGACAAAAAGAATTGTTGTGGATAATTAAATTTAAGGTAAATTGTACAAGCTGCAAGGGCTGCATACGCCAATGAGTGAGATTTATTAAATGAGTAGTTAGCTGAATCTTCCAAAATTTTCCATAGAATTTCTCCGACTTCTTTTGGGATTTTATTTTGTTTAATCTTGTCTTCGATTTTCTTTTTCCAAGCTTTGATTTCTTCTGTTTTCTTCTTACCTACGATTCTTCTTAAAATTTCTGCTTCATCTAAAGTAAATCCAATCTTATGAGCCATCTTCATCAATTGCTCTTGATAAAGAGCTACTCCACCAGTTTCTTTTAGAATATCATCAAAGAATGGATGAATACTTTCAGATTGTTGAAAATTTGTATGAGCAGCGTATTTGTCTACAAATTGTAATGCTCCAGGTCTAGCAAGAGCTAATACTCCACTTAATTCTTCAAGATTTTTAGGTTTTACCTTTTGACAAACTTTAAAATTTGTATCTGCTTCAATTTGAAAAAGTCCGTGTGGATTTCTTAGATCTTGTAAATTACGATATATTGATTCATGATTTAAGTCAATATCTGTAATCTTTATTCCAATATTTTTACAAACGTCATCTACAACAGAAACGCTTCTTAAACCTAAAATATCAAGCTTAATATTAAATAACGAAACCCAACTCATATCAAAACTTGAAACAGATTCTTTGTCGCTAGAAAATTCAGTTGGACAACTATCTTCAAGGTTAGCGTAAGAAAGAAGAACTCCAGATGGATGTACTCCCTTATTCTTGATTAAGCCTCTTAATTTAAGTGCAATTTGATAAATCTCTTTGTTAGCATCACACCAATCTTTAAATTTTGGTACTTCTGCATAAGCTTCTTCAATATCTTTTACTTGTCCGAAAACTTTTGGAATCAATCCAGAAACTTCTGTCATCTCTTGTTCTGTTTTCTCTTGTACTATTTTACCACATTCTTTTATCAATAATTTTCCACTTAAGGTATTTAGAGTTAAAATTTTACTTGTTTTACCTTTGAATTTATTTTCAAGGTAATTTAATACTCTTGTTCTGTTATAATAACAAATATCCAAATCAACGTCACACATTAAACTACCATCCAAGTATGTTATTCCATCAACAACTTGCTTTTTAGCACGAATCTTGGATATAAATCTTTCGAAATAGAGATCGTATTTTACTGGGTCGATTCTTGTTACTCCAATTAGATATAGAATAAGTGAACCAGCTGCTGATCCTCTACCAAGACCAACTGGAATATTATTCTCATTACAATAATTAATAACATCCCAAACTAATAAAATATAATCTACAAACTCTAATTCCTTTAAGGTTTCAAGTTCGTATTTTGCGCGATCAATATACTTTTTATATTCATCTGAATCCTTTTTTAAATTTAGATCTTTAAATCCCTTAAGAGCTAAAGCTTTTAAGTATTCATAATTTGAAACGTCTTCGCTTACTCCTAGTTTGTGTTTATAGACATTATCTATTTTAAATTCTGGAAGTCTTACTCCATGTAAAGGGAGATTGATGTCTTTAAATTGATTATTCAGATTCTTTATCATCTTCATTCTCTTTTTCGTTTCTAATTCTATCTATTTCTTTTTGAAATGATGCTAAACCTTCAGCTAATATCATAAATGATTGGTCATCATTTAAAGCAAAGAATACGTCTGCTTTACCTCTCTTCTTGCCCTTTTGAACAGATATAAACAAATATTCACTATTCGTTTCATCTAGTTTTTGAACTATATCATAAATGTCGTCTAATGATGCCATATTATATCTCTATTTGCCATTTCAATTTATTCCATACTTTTAAATTTAAGTCAAGATCATTGATTGCGTCATGAAGTTTCTCGTAATCATGTTCTATGTTATTCTCTTTACCTAGAAATGTCAAACTACTTTTTACATCTTTTCTTTTAGTGTGATAGATTTTATATTGATATTCTAGTAAGTTTTCATCTTTTTTGTATGGAATATTGTATTTGCTTCCTCTGGCCATGCAATTTGTATCAATAATTTTATTAATTAAATGTTCATAATGACATCCCATGCTTTTATATAAATCTATAATAAGATAAATATCAAAACCTAGAATATTGTGGCCTATAATATAATCAGCATGATCTAGCCAATCTTTAATTGTTGGAAATGCGTCTTTAATATTTAAACCTTCTTTTAAGACTTTTTTATGATCGTATCTTGTTATTCTTGCTGCATCATCGCTTATTTTTAAATTGGTATCCCAATTAATATAAAAATTCTTACTATCCGTTTTAAAATCTCCTTTTGCTTTTATCATACCTATTTGCCAAGGAAGATTATGGCAGAAATTCAAACAAAGATTAAATGTTTCAAGGTCTATTAAAACAAAAGTTTTACTCTTGTCGTATCTTAAAAGATGTTCGTCCATAACTTATCCTTACATTAAAAATGATGATTGAATTGGTTTCATTTTATTTTGTTCATAAAAATCAGGTGGAACTTTCATATCTCTTATCTTATAGTGCCACTCAAGATGCTTTGGTCTATTCTGATAGTACCATTTATTATTATCTTTTGTCAAGTTATAAAGATAAAAATGCATCAAATCACT